AATGACCCCTGTTGCTAGTTCTGTTTTTACGGAACTCGATAATCCTCTTGCCATTATAAACTCTCAATAACATCAAACTCAAAATTAAAAAGTAAATTGCCATCTTTGTCATTGTCACTTGTGTTAAATTCTTGCATATCGCTTGTAAGATGCACTGTTGCTGGCACAGATTTATAAGTTACAGAACTGTTATCAGTAAGAGCAGTTCTTAGTGGCGGCTCTATTGTTACAGTTGCGGCGTTACTTGAAGATGTAACATCTGCAACCACCATATACAGTTTATCGTGAGCAAATTTTAAAAGGTCTCCAGCTTTAAGACGACCAGAACCATCAGCCGCAAAAGCATCAATATTTATAGTTGTATCTCCCGCAGAATGCGACCCGTTCACTAATAAAGTTCCTGTTTCATTACCTTGACTATCAA